CTGTTGGAGGTCTTTTTTTCTTTCCTTCAATTTTACCATGTTCTTTTGCTTGAATTAGTCTATCTAATCCTTCTTCATCTGGTAATTCCCTCACAAGTTTTCTTTCATAGGGTTGCTTTCCTCCTGATATCCAACCATGATCAGGATTTTTATTATGTGTAGCACTTCTATGTGATGCTTGAGCAAATCCTGCTTGACCTGTATTTTTTTGTTCATTTGGATCTTTTTTTCTGCCTCTGTCATTTCTTCCTTGATGTGAACCTCTCTGATCTACTTTTTTATCTCCAATTAATACTGGTTTTCCTTTATGGTCAACAATACCTTCATATTTTTCACCTGATTGTGGGCGTAAAGCCTCCCATTTTCTTTTACTACCTTGGCTTCTTGGATGAGGTTCAGCTCTATAATCATCTCCACCAGTACCAGTGTATCTCTTTGCTCCTAATTGTTGTCTATGCCAATCTCCACCTCTTTGTCTTGCAATTTTTTTACCCCATCTTCCAGATTGTTCTTTCTTAGGTCTTGCTAACATTTCCTCTGGTGGGTTTTCATAACCTTCACTTCTCGTTGCATCTTTTACAATTCTTGGAATTTTTCTTCTAGGTGGTAAACCTCTTCTTCTTCGTTTAATTACATCTGTTGCTTTACGGAATGCTTTCCATTTTTCTGCATTTTCATCAGTATAAGTTAAAGCATGTGCTGCTGTAACTGCTCTATCTTTTAAGTCATCTGCATCTACATCAGGATTTTCTTTTACTTCATCTTCAACCATTTTCAATCCTATATGTTTACCCTGATCTGATGTTGTTTTTTTACCATGTTTCTCTCCCATGACCCTAGAACGTGGTACTTCACCTAATTCTTCTCCTATTCTTTCATCTAATCCTTGTGCATGAATTCTATATTTTTCTGGAAGATTTTTATCACCTGCATGTTCTTGATGCTCAGTTTGCATTCTTTTTCCTTCTTTTACCCATGCTTCTCTATCGAAATTTCCTGCAGAATCCATATACTCGTTGTGATCATCATCTCCTCGTTGATCTTCATCAAAATCTTTTGGTGGCTTTGCTGCTTTTCTATCATTAGGATCTCTTCTTGCTTTTCGTTTTCTTCCTTCTCTGTACTTTCTGTATTCATCTCTTTCATCGTCATCCCATTTATCAGATCTCATTTTTGTTAGTTCCATTGCTTTCTTTCTTATTTTACCTAATTTACTTGCTTTGATATCCTTTGGTGCTTTACCTGTCTTAGGTTGTTTACCTCCTCTTCTACGTTCTTCTTCTTGATCATATGTTTCATCAGTCTGTGATAATCCCATTCCTGCTCTTTCCATTCTTCCAGTGTCACTACGTCTATTTTCTGCTGCATCTCCTAATGGTTCATGTTTTAAATCTTCTGATGGTTTTCCTGTTCGTGGTACTTTTCTAAGTTTATGATGTGTATATTTTCCTTCCTTATTATAATCTTCTTCTTTTATCTCTGTGATTGGTTCATGATCATACATACTTAATGGTATTTCTTCTTCTTTTCTCCATGAATTACCACTACTAGCATGCCCTGTTGCTACTGGTTTATGCTGGTTTAATTTTTTCTCACCTGCTAATGTGTCTTCTCCTGCTTCTCTTGGTGGAAATTGTACTATTGCTGTAGAACCATCTCTTGGATCTTTAGCAGAATATCCCCCATGTGGAGATACTGTACTTTGAGTTGCATCATCTGCCTGTCCTCTGCTTGTTTGTGGTTCTTTTCTACCAAGTTTACCAAATCCATATGGTTGTTGTGATTCAAAGTAATCAGGTTTCTCTCTACCAGTATCTGGTTTTCTTCCACTCTGAGGTTTCATTTTACCTTGACCTTCAACTGCTCTTAATGCATCTTTTGTTTCTAATGCTAATGATTTTAATTTCTCTACTTCTTCTAATTCACCATCTGTTAACACTTTCAATGGTTTTTCTTTACTTTGTGATTTACCTTCTGTACCGTCATATTGTGCCTGTTGTGCTGAACCTGTTCTAGCATGATCTTGTGATTGAATTTTAACATGTGTCTCAGGATCTTGGTCATTCTCATAACCTGCAAAACCTTCTCCCTTTAATGTTTCTGCTACTTTGACTAGTTTACCTAACTTCAATTACAATCCCTTCAGTACCTGTAGTGCTTTCATAGCTTGTGATATGAAATGCTGTAGTTTTTCTTTTGACATATTTTGAGGACTAGTTTTCTCATGTACATATGCTTCAATTCTTTGTTTATAATCTTCATCACTTTCATTTTTATTTTGTTTTGGAATCTTACCAAGTTTTGCTTGATCTCTTCTGAATGTTTCTTCACTATTAGTTGATGGATGTTCTTCTAATGCATGCCAGTCACCTGATGAACCATATCCTCCTCCACGACCAAATGTGTATGGACTTCTACTTCTATGTTTTCCACCTGTGCCACCTTTTACCATATCAATAACTTGCCATTGCATATCTAACTCAAATGCTTTATCTTTTAAATCTAACCATGAACTCTTATCAATTTTCTTTCTTTTATCTTCTCTATCTTCTGGATAAGGACTTCCACTTCCTGTCCATTGTGGAGGTACTTCTCCTCCTGCTACTCCTTGTTGAACATTAGGTTCTGCTTTTCCAATATTATCTTGTTCATCCCATTCTTCATCATCATGTGGATTAAAGGCACGACCACAATCTGGACAAGAAATATTTTTTCCTGCAACTTCATCAGCCTCCCATTGTTTTTGATATTCATCATCGGTTTCGTCTTCATTTGGTGGTTTCTTTCCTGCTTTCTTAGAGTTAACTCTCTGTTCTGCTCCATTTTGATTATACATACTGCTTGTATCTCCTGCTGTATTTGATAAATCTTTACCCTTTTCTAATTCCATTTCTCTTGGTGTATCTGGTGAATGTGCAACTTGTGTTGGATCATGTCCTGTTGGTGCATCTTTCTTAGTAAATGAACCTACAATCTTTTCTGCACTTTCTCTTGATTTACCTTCATCCATGAGTGCTTCTACTTTACCTTCAAATGTTGATATGCCTTCTAAATTAACTTTACCTTTGTTATCTAGTATGTGACTTATATCATATTCATCTTTTTTATATTCATCTGGATCAGGTTTAACATCACTTTCATTATGAACACGTTTTGTATTAATTTTTGGAGATGGTTTAACATCTGCTGTAGCTTCATCTTCAAATTGAGGTTTACCTTCCGCATGACTTTCCACTGCTTCTGCATATTCTTCGGCTCCTCTAACGGCAGCTTCTAGTCTTCTCATTCCTCTTTCATTTTCAGATTCAAGTTCTCTTTTTTGTAAATCAATTCTACAACCGAATTTACTACATTTGATAACCATCTTACCATCTCTGTCTTCAGTATGGTCAGCCATTGCTTTTGCTACTGGATTAAAGTCTGTGATCAATGCTAATGGAACGGCTGGATCTTTACATACTGCTACTTCATAATGTTCTAAGTCTGTTAATTGATATGCTACTGAACCATCTTTCATAACCTTTGGTGTTCTATTTGATTTTGTTGCACCACCAAATGATAGTCCTTTGTATTCTCCTGATTTAATCTTATTCCAGATTTCATTATCTAATTCATAATTCTTATGTATCTTACCTGTTATTTTAATTGCTGGAATTTCTTGACCTTCAGATTTGTAAGTTGCTCTTGAAAAATTAATTCCTTTACCTATAATTCTATTGGAATGAGTATCACTGATAGGTGCTCCTCTATCCATCCATACAGGTAGGACTTTATATAATTCATCTACTACTGTAATTTCTCCTTGTTTATCTTTGACTTCAACAGTTAAATACCCCTCAAAGAACCTCTCTTCAGAGTTTATAGGATCTAATGATTTGGTAACTATACTACTGAAATATAGGTCTTCTCCCATGCTAGATACTCATGATTCTACTATATAAGTTTAAATAAAAAAAGAATGGATTGGGTGAGGTATTAACCTACGCTTACTCCTTTTTTGCTTTGCTTACTGCAAAGTCTGCTGCGAATCCTGTTGTAAGTCCTACTAGGGCTAAGCCTACGATTCCAACGGATTCGACTGCGATTGCTTGTGAAACAGCTATTGCAGCGAATGTAGAGATGATTAGAGCACCTGCTAGTTTCCTTGCAGAGTAAGTTTCATCCTCACTATGTAAGTAGCCTCTCAAAGTGTTCAACCCTGCTCCGATTACTGCTGCTACAACAGTTATCAATACTGGATCGACCATGTAGAGTTGAAATCCTATCCCCTATATAAAATTATCTGAACGATTTATTCGTAATCCTTATAAAATAGTGACATAATCAAGAGCTTCTTTAACCCATTTACAAGATTTTTTTTTCTTACTTACGCCTTTTTTTGCCATTATTTTTACCCCATTCTGCTGCTTCTTTAGATATTGACAAACCAGTAACGAATAGAGCTGAGATGGCTGCTATCATTAAACTCATGTCAAATGTTAATCCTACGTCATAGATTGATTCGGCTACATTTCCTCCTACTAAAGGTGAAAAGAAAGATATACCGAAGTTTCCTGTTATTCTTGCTATTCCTCTTACTATTTCTTGTTCCATAATATTACTTAAATATGAAGTATTTAAATTACTCTATCCGTTTTATGAACTTTGTCTTCATAAGATGTAGGAAAATCTCAGGTTCTGTCACGAATGCTTGAACTACTTCATCTCTAAATATACCAGAAGAGTCAAATTTTCCACATTTATAACAAACGTATATTCTTGATGCTTCTTTTTTATATCCATATTTGAATGAGCCACATGAACATTTTTTCTTCTTCACAAATGTTCTTTTTGTTTTTCTTTCAGGCATAAATTAATTGCAAGCATTTATTAATAAGTATTACCATAAATTTTATTATGGGAACGTCATTTTATGTTTACGAAAACTTGGCTGAATTTGAAAAATTATACAAGAATACAATGGGAGAAGAAATGTATTGTATCAAAATAACAGATATGTATATCAAACCTAATGATGTATTATGGATTGTTGAGAAATATGATAAGATAAAAGAGAAACCACTTTTAGGTAGGTCTATAGTTCATTTTAGAGATTCTAGTTTTGAAAAAAACAAACAAGGTGATGAAATTTTAGTATTACATGAGAAAGTTAAGTTTGATCCTAAAAGAATGAAAGTACAATTCTTTCCAAAATTATTAAGAAAACCTGTATTTGAGTTAAAATGTGATAGATTTTATGGTAATGAAAAGATGAAAAAAGGAAAAAAGATAGATTATGCACATAGATATTATGATATCAATGCAGATAGAGTAAACTTGGTGTTAAAAGATTGAAGATAGATTTATTTCTTGGTGACGTAGAAGACAAACTTGACATAATAAATGGTAATTTAGTTGATCTTAAGGTACTTTTAGAGTTACTTTTGACTCCACCAGACTTAAAAGAGTACAAAAAATACAAATTATCAAAAAGACAAAAATTAGCTGAAGATTAATCTATCTTTTGTTTTGTGAACCGTCAGTCATTAATATTTTCCAATCTTTACCTAATTTCTTCTTCATTTTAAGCCAAAATGGATCCATACCAAACATTCCGCCTTTTTTATTGTATTCTTTGGTTACATTTGCTATTCTTCTATGACAAGTTCTGCAAAATCTTGCATTAATTTGTTCTATGTTAAATTTATATTTACCACAAAAATAGCATAATCCATACATTTTATGTGTTACAGTTGCTAAAAGTGGCTCTCTACCACGTTTTCCAGCACAATCACCACAAATATCACATATAGTAGCTGAAGTTGCATCCCTTTTGAAGCAATTTATGCATATAGCTTCTTTATAGTTGTCAACATGAGTATATTCGTCTTTCTGGTGTTTATCCCAAAGTTTTTTGGTTAAATCATTAGAATCTTTGTTTGTATCTAACTCAGTTGCCACTCAAGTTCACCTTTTTCAATGCATCTTGTAGTATTATGTAAATATTGTTACAAGAGTAATGATCTACACCGTTTTTACGTACTGATTTCTTTATTTCTTCAACTGTATCATCAATAAGTTTAAAGTTTGGTGAATATGCATTTGCTATAACTTCTGTTTTTACTCTATCTGCAATAACCTTAACTGTTGCTTTCTCTTCGCTAGTTAGTGGTACTCTACCAAAAGGTGTATTAACTAACTCTTTACTTTTCTTTCTCGCCATCTTCCCACCTCCTTGTGTTTTCAAATTCTTGTTTTACTAATTCTCTTGCTTGTCTTACTGTCATTTGTGCTGATTTTCTTAGCTCGTCAACAGTTTTTGTCTTTGTCCAACCAAAATCAATCGCTGTTTGTAAAGTAGTCTTTACAACAGAAAAGTTATTTGGTGTTATTCCGTCAGGATAACTCTTTTTACTCATAGTTGTACCTGTTCCTGATGCTGGAAATCCTTCTGCAACTCCACCTGTATCTGATGGTCTGGAGTTCTCAGGTTCTCCTTGTGATTGTTGTCTTTGTTCTTCTGCTTCACCAAGACTTGCACCTCTACCTCTACCTTCAACTAAAGCTGGGTTGTTAATTGGGTCTTTACTAATCTTATATTCACCCTGATGTGTTCTTGTAATCTCGAATCCCATGCCTTGTAATGCTTGCATGTTATTAATCTCAACACCGTCTTGTTGTAACTCTCTAAGTTTATCATTCTCTTCACCTGCTTTTAGTTTTAGATCCCAATCATCTACACCAAACATCTCTGCTAATTTCTTAAAGAATGCTTTGTATAGTATATCTTGACCCCATTTCACTGCTCTGTTTGTAATTGTAACTTGTAATCCTTCTTGTGACCAACCACCAACCATTTCACCATAGTAAAGTGGTAACACACCATATATTGCACCTATAATTTGTCTTAACTCTTGTCTAACTGCAATAAACTCAAGTTCTTTAAGTGAACCAGTAAAGTCTAACCATTGTGCCATGTTGTTTCCACCTTTTTCTTGTTCAACAAGTAATGGATGTATCATGTAAGGGTCTTCTGTTGCTTTTTGTTCCAATGCATCCCATGATTTTCTGAATGTTTCATAGTTACGAGAAGCAACAATTAACATACCTCTTGGTGGTCTCATCTTATCAAAGTATTTTCTAACATATTCATCCATATGAGACAATGACATTGCTTTACTCCATACAGAATAAATTGGGCTATAACCGTAAACAAGTGATGGTTTATACTTACCAGCCTTCCAAATTAACTCACCTTCACCATAAATAACACGTTTTGGTTGTGGAATACCTATTGAATAGACTGAATTAACTTCACATACTGCTTTTAGTGCTTCAGCACCACATTTATCACAATGATCGGATGAAAGTCGTGTATCTCGGTGTTCAAATCGTGGACATACATATACTTTGTTTCTTTTATCATCATAACCAATTCTACCGTCACTATCAGCAATCATAGCGACTTGTGGTGGGTCTACACGTATAATTTCTTTAATTTCAGTTCTTTTTTGATCTATTCTACCTGTTCTGTCATCTACAAAATAGTTTTTCAATAATAACATGTAAGCATTATCTGCTACTTCTAAATCTCTTTCTAACTGTCTACAGACATCCTCTAAGTTTTGTTCGTTACCATTAATCGTTTTTGTCATCAAATCTTCTAATTGTTTTCTATGTTCTGGTACAGGTCTTCTTAGATTCTTAGATCCACATGTATCACATACTATTGGTTCTAATTTAGTCTCTGGTGCATCTTCTACTATTCCTGATGGAGTAGCTTCTGATGCTGGTTTGTATTGGAACTCTTTACTACAATTATTGCATTTATACTTGAATCTTTCTGTTATTTCAAAGCCATTCTTGAACATTTCTCTGTTAATGGTCTCTATAGGTATTCTTAATGCATCAATATTATCTGCTAACTCATATATCATAATGAGAGGAAATGGAAATATTGGTAATTTTGCACCTGTATCGGTGCTCATATATGGCTGTGAAATAGAAGGTCTTACTGTAGATTCTGTATAACCCTTATTAGAAAATGAAAAAGCTCCTTTAAGTCGGTCTACTAAACCCATAGGTTACAATATTATCTTACATATATAAACTTTGTCCAAATATGTAACGTTTTTGTCTAACCACTATGTTCGGTAACTTCACAGTGAATGTCTCTACCTTTATTGCTTTTACAAGAGCAACTATGTTCATGTGGTACGTCTCCACCTTCATGTGAATGTGTAGTTCCATCTTTATGTGTATGTTCTGTGGTTTTTCTATCTAAAATTCCCATAAATAAAGTTTATAAATAATACGTTTATAAAGATTTGCGTACCATTGGTGTGAGCTTGCATACTGCAAACGCAGAGGACTGTTGTAGCGAGACAGATGGTACAGAGTACTTTATATAGACGTTATATCAAAACAAACTATGGTAGAACTTAATACAAAAGAGTATAGTATAATTTTTAGATGGTTTGAACATGCATTCGGTAAAAACAAACCCTCTGACATACCTATGGAAGACAAAAGAGTATTTTGGAAATTAACATTCTTAGCAGAAGACAAGATAGCGGAAGAAAAGGAAATGAACCAAGATAAACATGAAGTGTGACTACTGCGGTGAAGAAACGGGCACTATAATAGGCATACCACATCCTAAAGGCGATATCAAACTATTATGTTTTGATTGCATCGAAAGCATGGATGATGAAAGACTGCGAGCCGAAGGCGAGCATACAGAAAATTAGTAAACACTTATAAGACCTAATTGACATAGGTTATACATGTGTATTACAGATGAACAACTAAACACCATCCAGAAAGAACTGCACGGAATTGCAATGGCTCATATGAGAGTATCAAACAGAATACACTCATTAAAAGTATACTTACATAGATTAAAAGAAAATAAAAAGTTCGGTAACGATATGTTAGAGTTTGATGACCCTATATTGGAGGACATATCTCATGGCTAATCAACCTATCAGAACTGTAAAACAAAAGCAGAATTGGTTTTTGGATTGGCATGTATTGCTAGCATTCTTTTTTATTGGTACAGGTTTAGGTGCACCATTGGGAATTGCAATGTTATGCTGGAGAGCATGGACAGAATACAAAGGTCAGTATTGGCAACGTCATCAGGAACTTGGAGACCTTAATGCAAACGAAGCGGAGAAGATGAAGTAATTGTCACAAAGTCCTATTAGAGATTTATTGGATTTGTTACATGAGGAGTGGCTACCAGACGAACATAAAAAAACATTACAAGGTTTAATTATAGAACTTATCGAAAATATGGGCGAAGATCAGAACAGTGACGGAGGCAGGTGGAATTGGTAGGCTATAATCAACTTGCTAAAGTGGTATGCATTGCATGCAGCGAGCCGCTAGGCGAGCATTCGAAAAAAGGGTTGGTTCGGTGTTTGTTTCGCATTCAAGGTACGATGGTCAGTAATGGCATAGAAAATGAACCAAGTTCTTTATCTGATGGTGACATAGCAGATGCACGTAACGAAGGTCATGTTAATATAAGGGGGTTTGACACAGGAGTTGGCTAAAATGCAAACACTACGAGACTTTGAGATGTATCAAATGTTCAAGAATAAGAAAAAGAAAAAGGTGAAAAAGTAATGCCAAGAGAACATAAGATCAGTACAAAGAAAGTCATCAAGTTTTTGATGAAGAATGACTGGTCAGTATGGGATATGAAGGGTTCACATTATATTATGCGTAAGGCTAATTCAGACTTGCAACTGCAAATTCCATTGAGAAAAGAACTTGGTAAGACAACCTTGGTTAGTACAATGGAACGTGCAGGGTTTACAGTAGAAGATTTATATAACGCATTGGGGTATAGATAAACATGTACGAAGACGAAAAGACTTGGAAAGAACACTACGAAGATTGGAAACATATCGTAGAGCGTTTGCGGGGCAATGATGCTGGTCTTATCTTTAGACTTAAGATTGTTCAAGGACTTATAGATGATTATGAGAGGTCTTCACATGGATAAAACCTTGTATATATTCTTGGTACTAATAGGTGCCGTAATGATATTCGGTTTTCTCGCTTCCGCTAACGCGGAGTTATACGAATATCCGCTTCCTTCGGAAGTGGTGGTTACGCAAGGTGAGGCTTTCTCAGTGATTAATTTGACTAACTCTACTGTTACTGTTAGGCAGAATGATGGACTGTTCTCCTCAAGCATTGGTACGAATGGAACATGGACTGCTAATATGCCATATGGTATAGGGTATTATCCTTGGTCTGATTCTAATGGTAATACAGGTGTTATACGTATTGTAGACAGTATAGATAATAATGTAACAACATCTCCCGCTGATCCTATTATAAACGTTAATGATAACATTGTCAGTGGTACTGCTTCTCCTAATACTCCTATTGCTGTTACTGTTATTAATCCTAATATGGATAGTTCTACAGTGATAGTAAAAACCGATTCTGAAGGAAACTTTGAGCAGAAACTAAACCCCGCTGTTGAAGGTGATCATAATATATATGTTACTGATAAGGACAGAACCACCGCCACCTCGTATGAGGTTGATGATATTAATCGTAATTTAGAAACTCGGCTCTCTGTTCTTAAGGTGCTAGAAAGCATATTAAAGATTATATACGGCTCAGAATAGTAAAAAGTACTTTAGCCATTTACACATATAACACGTTTCAGACTTGTAGTATATTAAGTTTCGGACTTGTATCAAACTTGTATTTATACAAGGTTCAATTTTTTGGTTTTTCTCCATATCGACCTGACCCGCGTTTTTCGGTTTTTCAATACTGTGGAAATAAAATAAAAAAAGAGTTGGTGACGTCTCACCTTGGTGCGGTTCTATTAACTTTCACTTAATCAGAATTCGACTTTTTGACATTCAGCAACATTAACGAAGGTAATGATAGATTTACCAGAGTTAAGACCGCATAGTCTTAACTGGTCGCCGCTGTTGAAAATAGCCTCAAAATCGGCTTTTTCTTGTTCGGTCATGGTGTGATTACCCAATTTACCGTTAGACATCTGTTTGAAACTGTAACCAGTAACCTCAAAAGGTACTAGTTGGTATTTCTGAGCAAATGTCTTAAGTTGACGGTTTTGAGTCTCTATCATCTCATCGCGTTCAGCCTCAGTCATTTCACTGGATGGTGTAACGTTTGGCTGTACTTGCTGAGTTTTTGCAGATTCTGCGATTAATTCGAGCATTGAATCAATCTTAGCCTCAAGAGCACTAATGCGGGCGTTAACCTCATCGGTGCTTTTAGTGGCTGCAGATTTGCGTGATGTTGTGCGTTTTGTCATTGTCATAATTATATATGATTGGGTTATAAGTGTTCGGTTCGTTCAATATCCCGCTCAAATCCCCCGCTTTGATATATATCTAAATATGTACACCGATATTTAGATAATTATATACATATGTATACACTATATATATGTATATATATATTGGTGGCTGGGTTATATATATGTATGTATTTATTTATTTATATATGTATGGGCTGGTTGGCTGGGCTGTTGGGCGTGCTGTTATGTATGTATGATACGTACTATGATACTTGTATGCTCCCTATCCAATAGATAGGTATATATAGCGTATGGCACCGCTGGATTTGGTCATATTATATGGTTCGATAGGCATAGCCTATATACAATTACTGGTTCTATTATACCTATTGTGTATAGTATTGTTATTGTTTATGTTATTAGTATGGTAGTAGTATGGTTCATGAACATGGTTCTAGGCACGATTAACGAGCCGAAGATTTATAAATCCCTAGGGTTCTCTATACCGTAATGACTTGTTCACAAGTTCCAGCCTTTTCGGCAAAGTCGACAATCTCACGGTATCGTATGCTTATGGTATATGGGGATGCTTCCTTATGTTAAATAGGAAGTCGCGTGGTCGTACGAGACGATATGATGTACCTATGATGACTGAATCATTGGATGATACCATACGTAAGGTACG